GCCAGAACTGTCAATGCGCATCCGCTCAGCTACGGACGTAGCAAACAACATCGCATCGGCAGAATGGTTGTACTGGATATAACCTCTGTAAAAGTCAGTACCTGTAGCACCATCACCCATCAAAATGCTACAAGTACCAGAAGTGGTAGATGCAAGCGCGATTGTTCCTTCAGAGCTAGAGCCATGCGCACCAACTTGCAACTGTTTAACGGGCGACGTAGTGCCGACGCCCACGCGCCCCGAGGTGTCAACAGCAATCAATGAGCTATTAAGATTAGACCCGTTGTTAATAACCAGCTTGTCGCTATCTGAGTTATCAATGCCCATCGACCACGATGTAACACCGCCGACGGTCCAAGTTGTAAATGGATCGCCAGCATTAGCACCGTTTACATAGATAAAGTTATTGCTATTGCTATTTGCGCTTGTACTGGTGTTAAGAAGTTTTTGTTGAACTAATCCCCCAGGCTCACTCTTCGAAACGTCAAGCATTGAGCCAGGCGACGAGGAGCCGATGCCCACTTTTCCGTCACTTGTAATCCTGAGTCGCTCAGAGCCGTTTGCGTAGATCCGTGCAGTGTTAGAAGCAAACTCAATTCCATCGTCAAAGTTGTCATCAACAAAGCCAATGCCATTTGCATCGACGTATATTTTTGCAAATCTAGATTCAGAGCTATTTGTGAACTGCGCCGCATACACAGCCGTGCTAGCTCCTTTAACCTCAAGACTTGCCCCAGGCGACGAAGTGTTGATGCCAACCTGACCGCTTGCATCAACAACAACACGCTGCGTGCCAGCAGTTGATACAGAAATCTCATTAGCTGCACTAAAGTAAAGCCCAGTATCTGTATCTGTGCCGTTGTAAAAACTGGGCAGTGCTGCCGTACCAGCAGGGAACTTGACCTTGCCGTCTGCGTTAATAACGCCAGTAACGGTCAAGCTTGAATCAAACGTGCCAGCGCCTGTGCAATCAAGCGTTCCAGGGACGTCGATATTGCTGGTGAACTCAACAGCTGCGCCTGTTGAATCAGTTTGCAGCAGTTGACGTGCAGTACCGTTCGCCAGCTTGCTAACAGCAATCTCTGCAGATGCGTTGATGTCAGCGTTGACGATTGCACCGTCGGCAATCATTGCGCTGGTAACAGCGCCGCTAGAGCCAGTCGTCAGGACCGTACCGGTCTCGTTGGGCAGGGTGATTGTTCTGTCAGCCGTGGGGTCAGTAACGGTCAGCGTGGTCTCGTAATCATTAGCCGTCGCACCTTCAAAGACAATGACAATGCCATTGCCCAACTCAAGGTTGCCAGTCATCGTGCCGCCAGCTTTTGGCAGCTTCTCAGTGTCAAGCTCTTGAATTGCAGCTTGAGCATTAGTTGCTGCAACCGAACCAACTGGGACAACAGAAATGTTGGCTGCAGTTTGACCAGCAATAGCGTTTGAAACGTCCACCAACTGGAACGTTGATCCCGTGCCCAAAGACACGAGCATGTCTGGGGGAGCCAGTGCAACACTGGGCGCAGCACCTGAACCGGTGCCGCTCGTGTCCACGACCACGTAATAATTAAGATTGGTTGTTGCGGGGGTTGGCAAGGAACCACCACTCGTAAAACCAGCAGCAGAGCCAGCAGTTGTGACACTGCTGAGCAGATTGGTATTGGCGTTATACGTTCCAGCGTTAACAAGGTTGCCGCTGATAACAGTGATAGGGATGAAGGAGTTTCCGGTATAGACGTACAGGTCTTCGTTCTTTTCGTCGTATGCGAACTGACCTTTGAAGTCCCCGTCAGGGAACGTCACCACATTGTCAGTAGCGCCCGCACCAATAAACTTTGTGGTTGATTCATTAGCAAGCTTGTCTGCAGTGATCGCGTCGTTAGCAACACGCTCCGTTGGCAAAGTGCCTGTCGTAATTTTGGTTGCTGGCAGATCAGGAATGTCTGAAGCAGCTAGATCCGTCGTAGCGGTGACGTGGCCCTCAGTGTCAACCGTGACTTTCGTAAACGTTCCAGCCGTGATGTTGTTGCTGTGATTCAGCTCACCTGCACCAGTTACAGCAAGGCCAGTTCCAGGGAAAACAGAACCTTTGACAGAAGAGGTTGCCGATGGGATGTCAGCGCCAGTAATGGCACGACCAGCCGTGATCAGACCATTGGCGTCATATTGAACAACGTGATGGTTCGTTGTTTCGGCTGTAACGCTGTTGTTAATTCGAATTTCGTCATTGCTCATCGTCAGGCCGTTGCCATTGACGACAACAGCGCCTTTCGTAGAGGTTGTGGCCTTAGGCAGATCGCTTCCTGCAATGGCGCGATAACCAACCGTTCCACCAGCACCAGTTGGACCGGCAAGAAAGTTAGCTGCAGCAGAGGTATCGTCTAATGTCGTGCTGACAGTAACTGTGTCACCGCTGGTAGACGTGGTGATGTTGACGATGCCACTGGTGCTGCCGTTAACGACGTTGATCGAGCCAGCAGCTTTGACTGAGTCCCACGCAGACCCATCCCAGATGTAAATCTTGTCGTCGTCAGTATCCAGCGCAATCTGACCAGTAAAGTCGCCAGACGCGGGCAGGGTGGAAACCAGCGTCACGCTGGAGTTATCAGCCAATTTGGCAGCTGTGATTGCTGAGTCAGCCACCTTGGCTGTGGTGATGGCAGCATCAGCAACAGAAGCTGTAGCAATGCTTCCTGCCGAGAACAGAATCTTGGCGCTTGGAATCGTGCTGTTTGAAATTAGCGTGACGCCATTTGCGATTAGATCGCTGACCGTTAGCTTTTTAGTTTCACTGGCGCTATCGTCAACGACAGCAACGACGTCTGCTGCAACCAGATCAGCTCCAGCCAGGCTGTTAAGGGCACTGATCTTGATGTCAGCCATGAGACCCTACGCATGAACCACGATGGGTTCATCATAGAGGCGCGATCATGTCTGTTCCAGAGCGATCTTGTCAGATGTGCTCTGCTCCGTTACAAGCTCACCATCGTCTTCCTGCAGCAGCTTGCTCGGCGTCTCAAGGTTCATCCGCAGCTGGATCGTTCCAGTGCTAATAAAATCTGCCTGAATCTGCACCGTGTTGTCTGGAGCAAATTGGACAGCGCAACCAGTCAACACACCTGTAAATTCATAAAAAATTTCATCATTGTCATTGGCAGTTACGCCACCAGGATTGTGAGTTGTGGTTTTAATGTAAAAACGAGCTTTAAATTGACTGCCCACACGAGTACGCAGTGAAAGCTCAACTAGATAATTTGGCAACTCCTGGCTGGTGTTGCCGGTGTATTCCCAAAACGCAGAAATCCGACCTGAACCAGACATCAATGTGCTGATCCTGCTGCGAAATTCGTCAGACAGGGTCGTGGTGTCTACAGTCTCACGCTCAGTGTTTAACTCAAAACCGTTGACTTGCGCTAGCACCAAGTAATCGGCATTTTCAACTTTGACGCGAATCGGGATGTCATCTCCTGGGGCGGCTAGGGCTACCGCATTGGTCGTTCCACCATTAACAGCGTCAGTAAATGAGTCGTAAAGCCTGACGCCGTCTAGCTCGTCAACATGAACAAACTTCTTGACGCTAGTTTTTGTATAGCTGTCGATAAAATCAAGAGCACTATCATCCGTGCTTGTGATTTCAATTTGATCGCCGCTAATTAGCTGGCCATGCTCAAAATCAAAACTAAATCTTTTTCCTGTAGCGTTTACATCTGAGGTTTTAATCGTTCCGCGCAATTCACTGCCGCCAAACTGCCGTTGCAGCTCAATCTCTCCATGCGTACCAAGATAAACGCTCATCAGACTGTGACAGTAGACAGTGCTCCAGTGCCCTGGAACGCAATCTCCGCTCGCACAATATCGCCAGTCGCCGCTCCAATAGATGCACTGGTGATATACGCCGTTAACTTGATGTCGTTGTTATCCGTTCCATCAACCCACCGAAACGTCAGTTCAACGGTGTCTGAGCTGCTGACGCCTGATGTGCCGGTCTTGTAAATCTTGTTTAGCAGGTTGGTCGTGTTAATAGCACTGTCGTCGTCCTTGTAATAAAGCAAGGTTGCACTACCTGAATAGCCTGTCACGCCGGGGCTATAGCTTCTGACGCCATCACCCAAAGTTGTGGTTTCGAGCGTCTCTAGATTTGACGACACCTGAAAGTTAACCACCTTGGCGAGGGTCGTCCCAGCAAGCTGCATTACGCCGTCTCTGCCGCTGTAGACCTTCGCCATCAGAGCACGCCAATCAGATTTACTGTAACAGTGCTAATCCCAGGGCGCACCTGCGTTAGCTGCGGGGCAGACTCATATCGCCATTTGTTGCCAGTCGCTGCGTCAATTCGATCCGCAACTCCTGTAAAACCTGCTCTGAACTCTTCGGGAAGCGTGAACGTCTCAAAGCCACCCTTGACTTCGTCATAATGCCCAATAAAATCATCCGCCGCGTTGTCACCAATATTTTGGTACTGCAGCTGTAATTTCATGCCAGTGCGCTTGTCCCCATACAGAATCCGAACCTCTTTGCCTGACTGAGATTTGAACGTTTTATAGGAGTAATCACCAGCGTCAAAAGAACGACCGCTGGGCTTATGAGTAGGAAAGGCCATCAGTCTTCATCTGGCGGTCCCACCAGTGTAATCGCGCCAGCAGTGTCGATCACGTCGATTGCGATCTTGCTGCGGCCCTCAGAGTCAACGGCATAATTCCCAGCCTTAATCGTGACAATGCCATCTTGATCAATGTCTAGGGCTTCGATTTGATAGATCTGCTCGTCTGCATGGCTGCCGCCTTTCACGCTAAACACTGAATCGAACAGGTTTTGCGCCTTGCCGCCGCTGATTTCTAGCGATCCTTCTTGGACTGCATCCTGCGCCTCTCCTGTGCGACGTTGCCAGAAGTAAACATCGTGGCTGCCATCAGCAAGCTCTGAGACAGAAACCACCGTTCCATCAGCAGTGACGATGCCGTTGTTGTCTGGGCGATACGGACTCAGCTCTGTAGCAACACGAATAAACTTCCCTGCTTCTAGGTTTAAGCCCCAAGGCAGCGTCTTAAATGTGATGGTATGCGTAAGGTATTTGCGCAAGGCCAAGAAGTAACGAGCAACCTTCTGCGCGTGCTCATCGCTTGTAATGAACGGCGCATCAAACTGCTCAATGGGAAGATCCTGGTCGCCGTTGTAATGCGCAATCAGCGTTTTTTCCTCAGGAAACTCATTGAGCTGAGACTCTCTATAAATAATGGCTGACTTAAACATCTTGCGCTCCTCAAGCTCAAGCCACGTGATTTCGAGGCTGTCTTCAATAATGTTGCCGCCCGTAAACATCGCTGAAATCGGCACTGGCTCGCTAGCGTTGATCTCGTAATTAGAGTCGTAAGGAAGAGCCGGTTCTAAATTAAGCTTGCCGTTTTTAAGGCCAACAAAGCACAGTACGCCTGCGGCTTGCTCTGCCAACCACGAGCGCAGGTTGATTGGTTCGGCAATCACATCGTCCCAGTAAAGCCTGTTGGCACGCAAGTAGCGCCCGGTCGCTGTCAATGCAGCTTTATCAACCAAAGAGCTGTTTAACAGCTCGCCCGCTCCAGTGTCCTTGTTCGTCACCAAGTACCAAAGCAAGTCAGTCAGCAAGTTGCTTGCTGCTGTATCGCCATCGATCAAACGCTCGACTTGAAGCCCTTGGTCTAAATACAAACGAACTTGATCAAGCTGATTGAAGTTGTCACTTGACTTCAACTTAAGACCCGCAACAGCGCAACCGTCATAAACAGGAGTTCCATCTTCAGCAAGAGATTCGTTGACATAAATGACTTCATGCTCGGGGCCATTGTCACAACTTCTAGTAATCAAATCTCCATAATGGGAAACCTCAGCAACTCCACTGAATCGCTGAAAAAGGCGATTGCTTGTGGTCTCAGGCTCGCCAAATTTATTTGGATGGAACAGTTTAAATTCAAATCCAAACTGCACGTCATTATCGGTTCTAGCAGTTTTTACAAAAGTATCGTTATGACCGATATTGCCTTCAACCCTAACAACCTCATAACGATCAACTTCCCACCACAAATTTCTTGAAGTATGGCCCATGTCTTGTTTGACGACCGACAGGTGAACGTTCATGAACACTTTTCGATCTGCATCTCTGGAGTATTGAAAATTTTCTTTTATTGTTTTAAAGCCAACAGTTTTGTTATCTCTGTATGGGTCAATGCCTGTAAGTCTTGAAAAAATATTGCTTCGAGTGACAAATCTAATAGACTCGCCTTCCACATAACTGCCTCTTGTCTGCAAGGCCTTGCAGTCAAGAAGCTGAACCTCATACCTGCTTGTATCCTGCTCAACAGGCTCATAGCTGACAACTACAGTATCGTCATCAGACTCTATGTCTGGCGGCGCTGCCATTTCTTTATGGACAAAAAATTGTCGTGGCTGGATAATCTGGCCTTTAGTAGTGATCTGGAAAGTGCCGTAGGTAGGCGCTTGCGTTTCGTAGCTCTGTTGCGTAGCCCTTGCATCTAGGGACAACACAGGTTGTTGCCCACCACCTTCTCCGCCTTTAGTAATTCGCGAGCTTTCAAAAGGTCTAAACCTATATTCATACTGCCCTCGGCTTGGGTGTTTGATCTGAATTGAATTGTAAATGTCAACTGGAGAGTCACCAACAACAGCAAACAAATACCCACCCTTCATGCCTTCCCAACCGTTATTCCTGCCTACATTTGCGTCGTAATCGCTTGGGCGAACATCAATCGTAAAGAAAGAAACGCGGTAAGCGTAAGAAGATATTTTGCCCTCGGTATAAGAAATATCTTCTTTGTTGCCATCAGCTATCTTTTGAGGAGTTGGGAGTGGCGCAAAATGTGTAATTCCGTTAAATTTCGACCAAACCTGAGATTTAATTCCTATTTCAGTAACATCACAAGCCCTTGTGTTCTTAACAGTGCCTAGCTCATACCGAAGAATCGGATAAAACGCTTCCGATATTGCATCGTCGTTTTTTGTGTAAGGAACATGACTTCGCTTAGTTATTGCTTTTTCGTCAACAATTCCAATTCTGTTTTGCGCGGCACTCCATCTTTCAATGCACTTAAGAGTTATTGTCTGACCACCGTCTGCGTCTGCATCAGGATCAAAACGACCTTCTATTCTTCGTTTTATGACCTTCCAAGTTAACGACCCAATCATAAAAGTAGATCCAACAGCAAACAGCTGGTCGTAACGAGCACTTTCAGATTGAACTGATGCGCGAATGTCAGATAGATCGACAGGATCAAATCCTGGAGATGGGCCAAAAGGTATAATCGCTTGCGTGCCTTTGCCGATTAAAATTTTAATTACATCCCCAACGTCAGCAAAAACTTCTTTTTTTACGTCTTTCCAGCTTTCATGCCCGTGGTCGCTTGTTTCTCTGACGTTGTGATTAGCCGTAGTCTCAAAATTGTCGGTTGCTCGTATATGTTTAACAATACCTATACGACGCGCATAATTGGTGCCAGTGCCTGGCATTCCAGCTTTTTCTGAACCCTTCTTGTCTTTTTCCTTGTCGTCCTGAACAGCATTGCCGCCTTTATCATGGTCATCCATTAAAAACTGATCGACATATTTTTTCTGTTCATTTTTCTTTTGTCGCTCTGCTGTGGCTTTTAAGGGACCTTGCGGGATAGAGACAATTTTCCAATCAGGTCTGTACGGGGTGCCATTTGGAATTCCTGAGTAAACACCAAATCTTGTTTGCGACGAAGGCGTAAACGCTCCACAAAATGCAGTCGTTTCCTGAGCGGCATTGGCAGGAGCAGTAAAAGCCTCTTGATCATCCTCTAAGTTAACTCCAATAAAATCGCCATAACGATGATGGAAGCCTTTTAGTCGGCTTTTTGCTGCTTCTCCGCTTGTATAAAAGAAGTCAAAGTAATCATCGTAGACAGCATCAAGCGCATTATTGCCCAGAAAAATTCCTCGGAGATCAGGACGATCCATCGGGCCTTGCCCAACGATCATCACCATTTCAGCGATCTGAAAAGAGTAACGACTTTTCATCCGCGACCACACCAGCTGAGGCGAAACCAACAAGCCCCCTGATGTACTGCCGTTTGGCAGCGTTTCTTTACGAGTAAATGCGATTGGAACGATCTGGCCGTACTCAGCTAGGTCTTGAGTTGCATCAAAACCAACTGTTGGGGTG